TTGCCGTCTTAGCTTTAATAATGTTACCAACAACTTCCGTCTTATCCTTTTCCTTTTTCTTTGTGAGATAAATGATCGTAGAAGCGGCATATTTGAGACCAGAGCCTCCTCCCATTTCTTTAGTAGGGACATAGGAACCAATGACATCGTAGGTGTGATTTGTAACTATAAGTGGAATGTTTGCTTGACCCAACTTAAGAGTAAGCATTCGGAACGCTCCCTTTACAAGTTGAGATTTGGTCATATCTCGAACTTGTTTATCATCCAATGCGTCTCTAATTTCTTTCTCTGTTGAAAGCATACCTAAAGAGTCTAACACAAACATACATGGTTTGCGTTCTTCTTCGGGTGTTTTTAAGTATATATCAACTGCTCTAAGTGCCTTTGATCTAAACTCTTCAATAGTAACTACATTTACCACCACAAGGCGGTTCATATCTATACCACGAGACTCAAGTAATCCTTTATTAATAGCAGCCTCAGTATCGAAATAAAGGCAGTAACCGTCAGGATTATTATCCAAAAAGTTCTTGACAACTGCGAGGGCAAAGAAAGTTTTTCCAGTACTGCTTTCACCAGCGATGGCAGTAATCTTATTACCAGATACGCCACCAAAAATGGAACCCGACACCAATCCATTAAAGATGTATGATCCTGTGTCGATGAATCGTTCGTTTTCTTGGATGTCTGCTGCGACTTGGGTGTATTCGTCACCAATCTCCTTTACAATTTCTTTCAAAAAATCCATAATTAATTACTCGTTTAAAACATCCCCCTCTAATTCATATTCCTCTCTAACACCTTTAATTTCATCTTTTAATAAATGATACAATCTAGTATCACCTCCCAAAGAAAGTGCATTTACAATTGTCTTTAAATCTTTTTGATCGATAGGTAATTCCATTAGGAAAAGAATAGTTCTAAGTTTACAGTTTTCTCGACATTCCAACCTATGGCATCAAGAATAGCTCTAAGGGGTTCCACAAAACTCTTCTCAAATTGTAGGTCATAGTCGATGTATTTGTCAAGTCCAAGTTCGTGAGGAAAATCCTGAATAAAGGATACAACATTTTCCTGTATGATATTCGGTTTCTTTAAATAGAGGAACTTGACCTTCTCTCCATTACCGATGAGTGAATATTTATTAGTCAACTTTTTCTGTTTAACATAGTGGTTGAATAATAATGCACCACGTATATGTATAGGAGTTCCCTTTGCATAGATTGTAGATGATGCAGAATATTTACGAACATCAGATGCAGTCCTTGGAAATGCTATATCTTCTGGTGGAAGTGTCTTGAACTTTGCACGACAATCATCGATATAATCAATTACTTCATCCTCAGTTCCATTCATCATTATCTTGAGTCCATCTTTAATCATTGTACGACAAGGTGCTGGTGTAGAGGATTTAACTGCCTCAATACCCATCATCTTGAGTTTGGGTTCTTCATATCGAACACCCTCACTATCCCATACATTTAAGATGTACCTTTTCTTGGCAGTCCATATACCACGGTCAGCAATATTCTCCCGTGCCATCACCATTTTCTGCTCATAGGCATTTACGTAGGATGCCAATTCTTTGTAAGAACCCTCAATAAAAGGCTCAAATTCCATTTCACAGATCTTATTAAGGAACGTGACAACGCCCTCATTAGTTTTCTCTCTTCCCTTGTATACAGCCTCGACCAGAGGGCCCAAGTTGAGATAAATGGAATCAGTATCAGAAGCAATAACATAATCCTCTCCATCAGTTTTTAAAATTTTATTGATGTGGGCGTTCATTCTATTCTCAATCCATCGAATAGATACCTGCCCACTTAAGGTAATAGCTTCTGCATTAGCAAGTTTGTAATACCTGAAGTACTGATTGCCGATAGCACCATAAGCAGAGTTAAGTTGAATCTTCCTTGCCATCTGGATGTTGTTACATCTGGCAATCTCCTTCTCAAGGGTCTTTGTCTTTGTCTTTTCATACTGCTGCTTTGCGGCAAGCATCTTCTTCTTGTAGATGGTGCGGTCTTTGTAAATCTTCTCCATGAGTTCAGGAAGGAACCCACGAACATCCTTCCTATATTTCGCTCCATTCGCACAAACTGCATAATCTCCATCTATTACCTCTTGCTCTTGGAGGAGTCTATCAACTGTAACGGATGGATGCCGTGTTTCACAGAGGGTCTCTGGCGAAATATTATACTGCATGATGAGATGAGGATAAAGAGAGTTAAGGTCAAAACTAACAACCCAATCATACTTTCCTGGTTTCGGTTCCTTGACATATGCTCCTGCGTATTTTGCGTCCTTATCGGATCTTTCTTTTGGAGGAATAACAATATTCTTCTTCTTTAAATAATTATAAATGATCGTATCCCACATACGAACCTGATAGAATACATCAGCATAGTTTGCCTTTGCATCATATGCCATAACTATGGCAAGTTCAATCAGTTTCATCTTGTCTTCCATACGGTCAACAAGTTCCACGTCAATTATATTATACTCTACAAACTTCTGCCAACCTTTTGTATAAAAATCCTTAAAGGTATCAAACTCACTGTGATCTAATTTCTTCTGCCCAAGTTCTACACTGGCAATATAATCCAACCTGTAAGACTCTTGTGCCTTATAAGTAAACTTCTTATAAAGATTAAGATAATCTAATTGAGTCACCCCACCAATATCATAAGCAATATTCTTACGACCCATAATATGAATCTCTCTTTCAGTCACCAATCCCCATGGTGACATACGACGCATAAGTTTCTCACCCAGAATCCTATTCAGACGGCGACAAAGATATGGAATATCATACAGTTCACTATTCCATCCTGTAATAACCTCTGGTGTATTACTCTCAATCATCCACCAATTAATAAAGGCAGTCAGAAGTTCATACTCAGTCCTGAAACCCTTGTAGATAACATTCTCTTGCTTATTGTTAAACGGCCCTAATCCCCATGTGCGAATCTGTTTTGTATTATAATCCTGTAGAGTGATAAGAAGTATCTCCTCTGCGGCAGATTCTACATCAGGGAATCCATTCTCAGATGCCACCTCAATATCAATTGTGGTTATCTTAATCTTACTAGTATCAAACTGTATCTCATCCTCTGGATACTTTTCCGAAATATACTGATATATGAATCTCTCATTACCATAAACTTTAAACCCCTCAACACCATCATACCTTTTTACAAAGTCCCTACTCTCACGAACTGTGCCAGGTTCTACTGGTTCGACATACTCACCCTCCAATGTTTTATATTTCGTCTTCCTTTTAGAAGAGACAAAAAGGGTTGGATAAAACTTCTCTCTGGTGGCAAAATGTCTTCCATTTTCATAACCACGAACTAAGAAGTTGTCTCCAACCATCTGGACGTTTGTGTAGAATCTCATTTCTTTTTAATAAGAGCTTCGTATTTTTCAAGAATGTTTTCTGCGGGTTCTGCAAGAGTTATTATCTTATCAGAACTTAGCATAAAAGTCTTATCATTCGTAAAACTTTGTAACCATGGTGAAAGAAGAACCTTACCTTCTTCAACCGTAATCTTTTCTTCAGTAGTTTTTAATATTACTGGATGGATTAACTTGCAATCAGGTTCTCCAACCTCTGCACCAACCTCTTCAATCTCACTCACTAAGATTTCTTTGCTCGTTAGAACTATCAGTTTGATTACTTTGCTCATTTACTTTTTCCTCATATAATTCTGTAAGAGATGTTACTGGTTCAACGACAGTGACAATCCAATCTGTTGGAACAGGCATTCTATCATCTTTAGAAAAAATAATCCATGGTGTTAAACTAACTTCCAGATTATTTGAAGTAGAATCTTTTTCTTCAGTAAGAAATTGAGTTCTATAACCAACAACATGAGGATTTTTAAAAAGATAACCACATATCTTATCATCAGATACAAGTTCTTTAATATCTGAAATTACAGTTTCACCTGATTTCAAAAGTGCAAGTTTGATTGACATTTTTTTATTCGTTCCCCATTATTATACCAATAAAAAAGGGTTCCGTCAAGGAACCCATTTGATCCATCTCGAACCATTTTTATTTATAGATATTCTTTCCGAGCATGATGTTCTGGAACTATCTTGTTCAACTGTACGGTGAGGAGTCCATCCACAAACTCGACGGATCCAACCTTCGTATCGTCGGAGACCGTCCACACTCGTTCAAAACTTCGTTGGGCCAGTCCTTTGTGGACAAACGTTCCATCAACTTTCGATTCTTCTTTACTGCCTTTGACATATAGTTTTCCAAACTCCGTATAGACTTTGAGCTCATCTTTCTTGAACCCCGCAAGGGCGATCTCCAATGTTGATTCATGATTATTTAATTGTATCAAGTTGTATGGTGGATAGTTTGATTGTGGAAAGTCTGTATTAAAGAATCGGTCTAGGTAATCATCCATTCCTATTCCATTCTTTTGAATCCTTTCCATTAATTCTGGAAGGTTAGCTGAGTGATAGCGTTCTAGTGCGTTCATGGTTCTCCTTAAATAAGCGAGTGTTAATTGTTGTCCCCGAAGGCGACATTACTATTTAAGCACACATATAATTAAACACTAGTTCGGTTTTCACATCCAATATTCATCTAATGTTTCTAATACATTAGTAAGTGCTCTGGATGCCGAACCTCTTTGACGGGCATCCCACTCTGGATACCATGCTTTGCTATCTATACCGTTTTTGATTCTTGTGACTTTAGCAGTCATTTCTACTTTATCTAAGCGACCATTCATTCTTCTGGTTTTTTCTTCTTACTACCTATATTATACTTTGTCTCAAGTATCCAGTCACCTTTATCTCTATATGCTAATACTTTAATCTGATTTAAGGGTGCAATATCCTGTATTTTAGTGGCATCTACAATATCCACCAATCCCCAATCAGCAAGGAGTTGAGCAATACGATTCCTACGTTGAACATCATTACCAGTAAGGTTAGCATGTTTACCATCCAAAGCAAAGAGTTCTTTGAAATGCACAAGATAATATTTTCCCTGCTTATGTAGTATATGACAGGATTGATATATTTTCTTTTCCTTACGGGATGCCACACCAATTCTTGTTAAAGTCTCACGGACTTTTAAAAAATCATCTGGTTCGTTTAGTGTTACCTCAACCATTTGGTCGGGTG